CGTGCCCCACTCAGCGAAAGCCGGAGACTCCTGCGTCTGCGGAGTGCCTGCCTGAGCGTCAATCACGTAAAACTGTCCGCGGAAGCCCCTGAGCGGATACGGCAGGACAGGCGTTGTCGGCTGGCAGAGCATGCCCTCCGCAAGCAGTGTCCGCCCGACGGTGAGGTCGAGGTACATAAATCCGGCACGCTCGAAGACATGGAGTGAGCAGACCTGATCGTCAAGATCTATCTGCATACTTTGGTTCGGATAAGCCGAAAGCGGTATCTGTATCATCTGCTCCTCCTAGCCTTTGATGTAATCCCTGATGGAAGTGATAGCAGATGTCGGTTCTGCTTGTTTTGCCTTTGCTGAGCCTGACGCTGATGCGGTATCAGTGCTCTTTGCCTGCACCCTGCCGCGCTTCTGCTCTGGTGCAACCTTGGTATTCGTGTACTTGCTCTCCACCTGCCGGACCTCCTCGAGGCCGATGTCGATGTACGCCACATCGAGGCCGTCCTCAGGCTTCCGGCTGTACTGGAGCTTCACCATGTTGTAGTCCTGATACACGTTGTCAGGCGTGATGAGCGTCAGGAGGTCAGTCTGCTCCATCATCACCTCAAGGTCAGTCAGTGAGCTCATAAGCTCATCGGGCAGACCTTTGATGGCGACCTGCAAACCAATGGCGGCAGGCGCCAAGGTGCGGTTGTAGGAGACAAAACCGCCTTCCTCGACAGGCGAGGAGATAATCTTGCACTCACCGCTGTAGTCCATATTCATGAAGACGCTGAACTCGACAGCATCAGAGAGATCTTCACTCTTGCAGATTGCCCAGCCGGACTCCTTCGGCGCATTGAAGCCCTGAAGAGCCTGATAGTTGTTCTGTATGGCTCCGTATCCGCGTATGACAGTCTCAAACATGGCTCCTCCTTACTGCACGGGCGACATGGCGCCGGACTTGAACGTGTCGCTGACGGTATTGCCAATCTGCTGCGCTGTGCCCCTGTCAGCATTGCCGTTGATGGTGATGTTGACCTCCTGCCTGCGGTTGTCGTTGCGGACGCTGGAGGTCTGTGAGGAATTGCGCACAGACGAGAAACTGGAGGAGGAGACCGGAGCCATGCGGACAGCCTGCGCCCTGCCTGCGCCGGCAAGGACTGCCTGCACGCCGCCCACAACAGTCTGCTTCCTGCCATCGGCAGTCGGGACAGGAGCGGCGGAGGCTGCTGCCTCCCTGCGTTTTGCGCCTGCCAGCGCGATCTGCTTCTGCTTTTCGTACTCTTCCGGAGTCAGCAGCCCACCGCCCGTCTTTTTCTCTTCGCTGCCTCCCATCTCAATGCCTAACATTCCGGCAACGCCGGAAATTTTGCTCTTGATGCCGTCAATCGCCGAGCCGAAGACGCCGGTGATCTTGTTCCAGAGGCTGGAAAACCACGAGGTCAGGCCGCTGAACGCGGTCTCGATGTCGTCAACGACTGCCCCAGCGCCATCCTTCATCCCCTGCCACACATCGCCAACAGCGGAAAGCGCGGAGTCAAAGGCTGAACCAATGTCGGAGCCAAGAGCCTCCGCCCCGTCCTGAATGCCCTGCCATGTGCCGCTGAACCCGGTGCTGATAGCGTCTCCCGCTTCTGCTGCCTTATCAGAACAGAGCGACACGAAGTCAGAGAGGGCATTCGCTCCCTGCCCGATGAGGTCAGCAAAGAAATCAGTAACGGCATCCCATGCGCTGGCGATATCGTCAGAGAGCGCGGAGAAGCCATCGGCGATACCCTGCCCCCATGACACAAAGAAGTCGGCAACGTCTTCTCCGAGAGCCTTTGCACCCTCGCAGACGTCGTCCCAGTTTTTGTACAGCATCCACGCGGCAAGGGCGACGAGGCCGAGAGCGAGAGTGAGCGGATTTGCCCAGACTGAGGCGGTAAAGGCAGTCCATGCGATTTTGATACCGTTGATGATGCCGGTTACGACCTTGAAGGCAGTGAAGCCTGTCAGCAGGACCCCGAGAGCCTTTGCGAGCGACAGGCCGGTATCCTTCAGCCAGCCCATGAGCCTGTTGAGCGTCTCGGTGTCGCCCTTGACCAGCCCCATTGACTTCCACAGAGCGTCAAGCGAACTCCTGCCGCCCTTGAGGTAGACCACGAGGTCATCAATCGCGAGAGCAAGCGCAAGCACCAAGCCCACGAGCCACGTGATGGGGTTCGCGAGCAGGACTGCCGCCCAGCGCACAAAGACAGGTATCAGGACAGTGCCGACGACCGCGCCGAGCACCCTCATGAACCTGATGATGTTGTCGGGGTTGCGCGACACCCAGTCCGTAACCTTCCCCAGCCAGCCAATCATCTTCTCCATCGCGGGCATGACGGAGCGCATGGCGGCGGCGGCAAAGTCGCCCATCGCGATATTGAACTTTACAAGAGCCTCTCTGCTCTTCTTGTAAAACTCGATGTCGTCCTTCGAGATGCGCTGGAGCTGCGCCTTCTTCAGGCGCGTCTCCTCCAGCTGTTTGTTGTACGCTCCGGTACTTTCCGCGACGGCGGCGAGGTCAGAGAAGTAGCCGCCTATCATCTTTCCGACAGAGACTGCGGCGAGGACAGGGGCGACAAAACCCATCAGGACATGGCCTGCCTTCTTGCCGAAGTCGTCGACAGACTGCCCGATGCCCTTCAGCTTCTCCTTTGCCTCATCGACTTTCTTCTCAACGCGGTCAATCTGCTTGCCGGACTCGTCTGCGCCTGTCTGCATTCCGCTGGCGTCAATGCCCAGCGCAATCATGACCTTGTCAATAATGGTTGCCATGTCCTGCCTCCCTTTCTGCCGCCTGCTGGAGTGCCCACTGGTTGTAGCCGTCAACCTGCATGCACTCCAGCATCATCAGCGCGTCCTCGTAATCGTAAACCGTCTGCAGCTCATGCAGAGTTGCGTAGTGGTTGATTATGAGGGGCGCGAAGAGCGGGGAACAATTCGCGGTTTGGGCTGCCCTGAAGCCTCGGGGCTGGGGGATTTCGCGGAGGCTGAGGCTCCGCCAAGTCCGAAAAAACCGAGGTGCAGGGTAATGACCGCCTTCTGTATCGCAAAAAGCGACCTGATGTCCTCAACCTTGCTGTCGATGTTGTCGGCAGTGACGGCGAGGTACGCCTCCCCGACTTTCTGCTCAACGCATGAATACAGGTCATCAACGAGAGGCTTTACGACCTTCTCATAATCGAGATTGCCGAGGAAGCGCAGGCCATCCTTCACCAGGAAGTTCGCGATGTACTTCGTGGTGTCGATGCCGTCCGCAATGTCCTCGGTCTTCGCGAATCCGGTGGACGCAAGTGCCGTTCCGACGCGGAAAAGCCAGCCCTCAAGCTGAGTGGCCGGCATCTCGCGGATGCGGAAGGTCAGCTCATTGCCACGGTCGTTAATCGTGATAATCTCTTCCTTCCGCATGTGTTACGCTCCCTGTACGCTGTAATCCTGGAACTGGAACTTCCACGAAGTCGGGTCAAGAACCTTTTTCGGAGCCGGAACGGGGTTGCCGTTGGTGAGCACTCCGTGAGACCACACGTGAACCTGACCGCTTGCAGGAATGGTAACCACCAGCTTGCATTCATAAGTCCTCTTGTTGACCTTCATCGCCTGAAGGATTGACTGCATGGTCTCAAGGGACGGCGAGGAAGCCTCAAGGGTGATGGTTACAGCGTAGGGGTTGGCTACGTAGCCTGCCGCCATGCCGCCGTCAACTCCCATCCTGACCTGCGCGATTTCCATGTCGTCGGAGGTCATCATGGAGTCAGCTGAAAAGTTGGTGATGGGTACGCCTGCGGGATAGAGCTGGTCTACCACGAGGTACATCTGCGCGTTCGCAGAGGTGATATTTCCAAGTGCCTGAGTCATGATTTACCTCCTTAGACTACTGCGGTTGAAGGCAGGTTGATCTTGTGTACGCTTCCGCCGTAGGTGTACCAGAAGCTCATGGAAGGGCTGGTACGCGCCTGACGGATTGCCGCGGTTGCGTCGTTAATCTGGAGCACATAGCCGTTGTTATAGAGGTCAGTGCTGATGTCCTTGCCGGCCTCATTGATAAGCTCGGTCTTCTGCGTCTCGGAGAGGCGGACTCCGCGGTCAATGACACCATTCGTGAGCGCACGGTCTACCACATCCTGAACCCATGCACGGATGCGGGTATAGCCAGCCTCGGTATACGGTACGCGCCCCGCGAGCTCAAGGCCGGAGAGGATCTGAACCTGAAGCGCGTTGTTCAGCCATGTCGCGTTGAGATAAGTGTCAATCCACGACCACTGCCCGAACATCTGCCCGTTCTGGAACAGGATAAAATTGTCGTTCCTGCTCGCGTAGTTGCCCATGAAGTTCATGCCGTTCGCGATGAGGTTCGCGGCATCGTCCTTGACCTGAACATTGGCAGTAAGCCCGCTCTGAGCCTTGAAGGCGGTGGTAATCGCGCCGTCAATACGATCCCAGTCAATCGACGCGGCAACGCCCATCAGGAATGCAGGATACCTCACATCGCCGTACACGCCTGCGGTTCCGGTATACTCCGCATCGCGGATGGCGATTGCGGCAGTCTCAGAGGCGTCAGCAGTCTTAAGAACGGCATCGTCAGACCAGTAGACATAGAGGAACTGGTTGCCTGCCGCATACTGGGTGTTGCTCCAGCCTGCAAGCGCAAGCGCGTCAGCCCTGTCAGCTTCAGCGATGGTTGAGTAAGTGACAAAATTCTGCGTGGTCTCGCACACCTCGTCGAGGCAGGAGGCGTAATCCTGAGCGTCCGCGCCTGCGGAGACGACAGCTCCGGAGGTCAGGCCGAGAGCGTCGGGGATAGTGCCGGAGAGGTTCGCAATTGCGACAGTTGAGCCTGCCGCGCCTGCGGTCAGGGTGAAAGCCCTGAGCACAGAGTTCCACGAGAGGGCGACGCCGGCTGCGGCGGGAGAGGCTTCCTCAACAGCTGCAATCTTCTTGGTTACAATATCGAGCGCCGCGGAAATGGAGTCAGAGCCGGAGAGGTCTACCTCGCTGAGGCTGACGGCAGTGCCGCCGATTGTCGCGCTGAAAGTGCCTGCGGTAATGCCCTTCAGGTCATCAAGCAGGGTCTTGACTTTCGCGGAGCTGAAAGCCGCGGAGCGCACAAAAGGCGCGCTGGCGTTCTTGTGGGAACGCCACATGTACAGCGCGGTCGGCTTCAGGAAGCTGTTGTTGTAGCCCCCGAAGTAGACCGCCGCAGCCTTGGCCTCGTCAGAAGCGGAGCCGAAGTACTCCGAGACGCTGGCGGCGTCGCGGAAAGTCAGAAGCGTTCCGACCGGAGCAAGCGCATTCTCGGTCAGGAAGAGGCCGTTGAAAGCGAGATCCTGACCGGTTCCGGCGAGGACTCGCGGCTG